TTACTGCTGAATCACCGGCTGTTCTTCTGGATCTGTTTCAGCCATCGCTGCTGCGGCCTCCAGCTGGCGCTGATTCCAGATACTGTCCACTGGCATCTCTACACGGATGGAGACATACTGATCCGCTGGGATGTCGATCGGGTCACCTTCGTTAAAACCTTCCCGTTCATTGCGTGCAAATGCCGGCGCATCCAGGTGAGTGCGGTGATAGGTTTTTACCAGCACCGAACCGTCAGAATTGACCTTGTAATCCAGCCAGACGAGCGGCTGACGGTTGCGGTCCTTCGGTATATCAAACCCACCATCAACACCACCCCACGCAGCATCCGCATTAAGCCCAAGACAACCCGTGATGAGATAAACGCCTTCACCCTGGCGCGTTACAGCAACTCCCTCAGATTCATCATTCGTTTCTGCTGTGCCGTCAGCAAAAATTTTGACGATCGGAGATGCGGCTTTGAGCGTGCCGTCGGCTGCTTTGGTCGTATTAGCGTCCGTGTACACTTTGCACAGTCTGCCGTTCTGTGCGGAGTCGCTAGACAGCAAACGCAGGTACATCGTAGGGGCTGCGCCTACAACTGTGGGAATGATCAACTGGTATACCGTATTCCCGTCAAAGGGGATCAGTTTGACCGTGGCATTGTCGTCAATGCCACCCAGCAACATCTTAACCCGGTAGGTGCCTGTACCCAGTCGTTGCTCCTGATTGATAGTTGACAGGCTGGTAGTACCCGCACCAAACGCGCCTAATTACCAATTCCAATGCTACTGGCTGCGCTGAGGGTTATGGTGTTGACGCTCGCAACGATCCGGCGACCAACAGAAACCGCTCCTTTATCCAGCGAAACTGCAAATCCAACTTTCATACCCGCAGGGACAGTAAAAGACCAACTGCCGGAAGCCTGCCCCTCGCTTAGCGGAATACGACCAACAACGGAAACAGGCTTGATGCCATAGTTATTAGGACGCCCTGCAGCGTCCCATGTCTGGATACCAAATGCCATCAAAATACTCCATCGAGATAGCCGATCTGGACTCGCAAAACGCCGTTTGCGTCTCTGACCGAAATTTTCTGGTTCGTCTGCCGCATCGATCCCTGCCCAGGTACCGCCCCGTTGTTTTCAAAGCTGCCATCCTTGCCCAGTCTCCAGCCAACGGAACCAGCGACATAGCCATTTGACTGGATGTAGTTGCCGATTTTGGCGTTATCGATGGAACCGTCCTGGATGAATACCGATCGCAAAAACAGCTGCCCCCCGGTCGCCGCAAACACCAGCTCCTGCCCGTTGTTGGTCGGGTTATAAACCGCGAACGTGTCTGCGCTGATGAGGAAGTTAGAGGATCCGGTGGCATCAATACCCAGCTGGATACCCGCGATGCGTTTAACACCGTTGGCTTCAACCTGGACTTTAACGCCCCACTGCGCACTCAGCTTACCGTTGATATCTGCAACAGCCTGGCTGGTCGTCTGGACGTTGGCGTTGGTTTGCCCAATCGATGCCGTGACCTGCTGAATGCTGGTCGCCGTGGCGCTCTCCAGATCCGCAACCGTCCGGTCGATTCGGGTGATCGCAGCGGCGTTGGTTTGGCCGTTTTGCTCTACCGTGGCCTTAAGCGTGGTGACCTGCTCCGCCATAGCGCTGGTTGCATCCGCCGCGGTTTATTAACCGTCGCACGTCTCAGCCTGGCGCGTTGCTTTACCAGTTTTCGCGGTACGCGGGTATCTTTCGACACGACTGCCACGCTGCGGCTGACGGCCCGGTTTGCCACACGGTTAACAGCCTGCGCTGACGCGCGCGGAACCGCAGTTTTGCTGATGCTGTTGAGGTTCTCTATCGCCTGCTCAAGACCTTTAATGGACATGCAGCCTCCTTAACGGCGGCGGGTACCGGCGGGCGGGCTCCCGTTACCCAGCCAGATATGACAGGATCCACAATCGTCAGGGCCAATTCGCTCAACCCAGAAAGCCCGCCCGTGAATCATCAGGGTGTCCATGCGTTCCAGCTGCTGAACAGTGGCGGTTTCCACAAACAGGGTCGGACTGGTACCTTCAACCCGAATCCCCACACCGGCATAACCAATATTCTCCGGATCATCGAAAACGCCCATCAGGGTGACACCTGACAAAGCGCCTGACATCACCTTTGCCTCTGCGCCCATCACACTGCGGATAGCGCCATCCGCTCGCGACATGGCCTCGTCAAAGAGATTATCGAAATCAGCCATGCGGTCCCCTTCAGACTTCTCTGGCCAGCCCCTTTGCGATCAGCTCGTCTGCATCCTGTTCGGATACACGAATGATCACACCGGGCTCAACGATGGAGACCGGTTCGTTACGCGTGGCATGCAGCGCGTCAATATGCAGGGTTGCCAGCGTTTCTACTGTTACCCGGTCATCGGTTGTGGTCGCTGTCGTTTTTTCTTTCGCCGCGTCAGCATTATCACCGTCGGTGCTGCCGGTGCTGCCGGTGCTGCCGGAAGCATTCTCCTCTCCATTTTCACCGTCAACCGAACCGGCATCTCCATCCAGCTCCTCTTCAAGCTCAGCAATACGCATCGACAGCTCCTGGATGGTGCCGCTGGTATTCACGTCACGGCCAAGCATTTTGCCCAGCTCTTTCAGCCGGGCGATGAGTGTTTCTTTTTCAGTCATGGAAGCTACTCCGAAAAATTGGCCCCGAAGGGCCACCGGGTGGAAGTTACGCGAGTTTGACGGACACAAACTCGTCCGCGTCTGCCAGCAGCATTAGCGGCGCGGACTGGATCATGGTGAATTCACGGGCCGGATCACCGGTCTGCACCCAGTTTTTCGGATAGCGCGCGGACGCATTAATGCCCTCGCGCTGCGCGTCCACATCCTGGATACAGCCATAGGTCCGCAGACCGCGCGCCTGTGTGTTGCCCAGTACCATGGTGTTATCTGGCAGGTAATTCTTCTGCACACCCCCTTCAACGTACTGACCGGCGTACACGACGATTGCCACATCGCCGTACATACCCTTGTAGGAAACCGCCTGACCGAGATCCTTGAGTGCGGTTTCCAGCTCCGAGTTAGAGCCGCGGCGGGTATCCAGCTTGTCTTTGACGGCCTTGAAGGAGCGGAACAGTGACCAGCCTTTTGGGTCGAACACGATGATGTTAACCACGCCACTGGCATTCACCGCATACGTCTCGATGTCATCGGTCGGATCATAGGTTTCTTTGTCCCGGCTGGACCACGCCGCAGCACCCGCCTGAACAATGTTGTTTCTGGCGCTGCGCTGCATATCTACCTCCACCGGCTCGAACGCCTCCCCGGTCATGGTATATTTACCGCTGAGCACGGCGGATACGGCCTGCATTTCTTCTAAGTGTTTTTTATTAACCTCCATTGCTCACTCCTGGCATAAAACAGAGAAAGGAAATGACAAACGCCAAATCACCATTTCCATGGCTTCACCATTTCCTTTCTTTTGAAGAGATGTTTTCAGTAAAAACAGCGAGATAGCCAGAAGAAGAACGGAAACGGCAAATGCCTGAAAATTTTCATAAATAGCGAGAATCTGCGAGGTCGCCGCCCCGTACCAAGCCGATATGCCGGAAAGGACCCGCAAACGATAATAAATATCAATTGCATTGATGCGCGTACGATGCACAATAAAAAAGGCCGCTATTGCGACCTTGTCTTTAGAAGGTGAGGTTATAGAAGTTTAATTTTTACGTCATAGCCTTCCAGGCCTGTCATCGTTTCGCGAGCAACAAATTGAATTTCAGTAATTTCTTTTCCAGTTTTTTTTTGTAGTTCTGAAATTTTCTTGGCTATCAGAGCGGCAATGTCTTCTTCTGCCTTTTGCGTCAGCGCTTCAATTTTCATTTTTACCTCTTCTGATTCATTTACTGTTTCCATTTTCAAGCAAGGTGACAATTTCTGATTAACAGTCCTTACCCATAACTGGATATAAATTATAGACTATCAATATTGCATACGCTGAATACGTAGAGAATTTGCTTTCAAATTCTTTGACATAGCCCCCCACTAAGTTAGTTCTGCTCACGTTGATGACGATAAAAAGCCCCTGTATTTCTACAAGGGCTTTGGGCATATGGTGCCGGGTGCCTCCCGGTGAGCCTTTGGGTCAACCACCCGTGACTCGCTGCTTCAGTCTTTCACGATGAGCGCCAGTGAAGAAGAGCCATCAGGTTACTTAGCCCCGCCGCTGAGGGGGATCCACCATAATCTTTAAATTGTGAATTCTAAAATCATCTCACTTATCGATAAACTGAAAATGACCATTGATGCCGCTTACGTACAGTTCAAAGGTATTTATTCACTGCACTTATTACTTCTTCTTTGTTCAGCTCCCGATCAGAAGCAACAAAAATATCGATGTGATCGCCTGTTAATGAATGTATTTCAGTAAGCATTACTTTTAACGATACTTCATCACCATTTGGGTAATTCCGTATAATAGATGTTACTGGTTTAAGCACATTTATGACTTCTACCTGTTGCGAGTTGAAGAAAACCAAAACTTTTTTCATCGATTTGCCTCAATCCATATGCGTCTGTTTTCAGGCAATTGTCATTTTGTCTTCAAAGAAACGCTGATACTTTTAAAAAAACTATGCTGCTACATGATCTCAATTAGCACTGCTTATATTCCAGCCCGTATTACTCCGGGGCCGCTAGGCGAAATACGATTCATAAATAAGCAATACACCTTTCTCATAACCATTTCAGGAGTGGTGAGTTGAGTCTATACATAAAAAAAAGTTAAGCATCCTTTAAAAAGAAAAGGTGTCGAATGTGTTGACTTATAGCATACATTAACGCAATAAACCTACTAAAGCAGCGAAATCAACTGGTTTCACACCATAATCCCACGTAAAATCTTTATCGTTTTTCATCATCAGGTGTGCTCTGTAATGGCAACCATACTCATGCATTCGCCGCGCTCGCCTAGCGGATTCTTCGCTCTGTGGTCATGCACAGCCAGCTCGGAATTGGCGCTCTCAGTAATGCTTTTCTCATCAACCTTTACCAGAGGCTAAGCTGGCTCTCTAATGAGAGAACCGTTAGAAGGCCATTGCTCTGCGTTTGCCGCCATACAGCTGCTGCGAACTAGCGCTTTGAGTGTTTTGTTCGTTTGACCTTAGGCTGACATATCGATCCTATTATCCGCTACTGGGGATACTTTCTAGTAAGGCATAAGTCAGCGGAATAGATAAAAGTTGCAAATAAATTGCAATTTCTAACGAAAGTGTTATTGTCCCCGCGCTATGAAAGCAAGAAGCACATAAGAAGAAAAATAGTTTGACTCAAAGTTGCCCCACACCGGGGCTTTTTTTTTGTTTTTAGCGTCGTATCCCGCCTAACTAGCGTAACCGGCTAACATTTTAGCCTTTCTTTTTTAAACGAACTTTAATCCGTTTGCATTGATTAATGTTACCACTTACCTGTCGGGGTATGAAGCACCTTCTCTTCCAGGACTATTCCTATAAAGATATTCCAGCGAAATAATTATGGTAATAAAGTAACGATATGCATTTGCATGCCCTTATAAGCAGACCGGATTTCCTGCTTATAAGGGTTTTCTTTTGTGAACTTCATATGGGATATAGTTTCAAGCAGCTACTTCAGGCACTGTGTAATAATAAATTCCTGCAGGTAATCTACCTGCTTTGTTACAGTGGCTATTCGCTCCCTGAGGGTGAAATAATTCCGCTCAGCGGAGCCTGTAAGTCGGGGGCCGGAAGCATCGCCCAGGCTGCTGGTTGAGGACGCTCCGTCCGCGGGACAGGTTGCGTAGAGTTGCAACCGGCGCTTACCAGTAGCAACATCGCGTTGAAGCTGATCAATATTTTCCCGGGCATCTGCCAGTTCCTTCGTGTATTTCGCATCAAGAGCTGCAACGTCGCGCTGGCGCTTCTGCAGATCACTTATTGTGTCTTTCGCAAGCTTCAGGTTGTGTTCGGCAGTGTCGGCGCGCTGACGCTCATCTTCAGCTTTGCCGAAGAACCAGAACGCAAGCCCACCGAATACCATTATAACAACCAGTAAAAGCAAAGGCTTCCAGTCAAAGGTCATTGCTGCTCTCCGCCAGGCACATGGATCGCTCCATCTCTCGTCGGTTCTGAAGACCTTTCCACTTCATACCACCAGCGTAAACCCAGCGGCGCATCTCTTCGCACGCTCCATCTTGATCACCTGTGTTCAGCTTGCGCAGCAGCGTGGACTTGGAGAACGCGTCAGAACCAACGTTAAACACAAAGCTGTAAAGTGCGGCACGCTGATATTCGCCCAGCGGCACTTTAACCAGATTGTCTACTGTACGCTTGGCTGGCTGGAGGTCTTTCCATAGCAGCTGGTCACATTCACGATCGGTATACTTCTTCCCTTTTACGATGTCCCGGCCCGTATGGCCGTCGCAGACAGTCCACACTCCGGCGACATCTTTATAAGCTTCGTGCTTCCGCCCTTCTACGCCTTCCTGCCCACCGAGAAACAGGGAGGCGATCAGCATTGCACCACCACCAGCAGCGGCGATGAGTTTGTTACGCAGACTACTGGTCATTGGCATTTAATCATCTCCGACTTTGACTGCAGGGCCGTACTTCTCAAGCGCCTTTACCTGCGCGTTTGCAACTTTACGTTTGAAGTACCAGTTAATGAGCCCGGTAATGATTATCCCAGCAATACCAGCCAGTACGCCGATGGCGCTCCATTCGTCAGGGCTCAGTTTTGTGAGGACGCCGTTCAGGATGGTTCCTCCTGAGGTGCCAAGGGCGACTCCGGTGACAAGTTTGCTCATACGGGACATTTCTCTCACCTCGCTGGTTCGCGGGTGTAGTGTGGATAGGGATCAGGCTCTCCGGACGAATTAACGACAAGACCTTGATGGGGGTTTCCGGGAACCTGAAATAAAAAAAGGCCCGCTTTTACGCAGGCCTAAATGAGTTGGAAATTTAAGTAGGTAGGCGTGATACTTCGCCATCATCTATACAGCAGCTGTGTCGAGCAGCGTTACTGGCCGGTCAGGATGTCCGGTTAATGGTTATGGCTTGGTTCACAATTTAATGATAGCAGCATTAACGAAGCGCAAATAAAAAAGCCTGCTTTTAAAGCAGGCAATATTTAACTCAGGCATGGATACTAAGATAGGTGCCGGGTGCCTCCCGGTGACTCGTTACCAGTTATACGAGCCGCAAGCATATTTACATCATCAACTGGATTGCCCCACCGCACAGGGGGATTCACCACTTTTAAGCCTACACCATATATTGAAACGCAGCGGCCTTTTTTAAACGAGTGGCGGTGTTAATGGCCCAGCTAAAATCTCAGCCTCTCCGTTATCGCAAATATCATCGCCCTGTGTGAGGTGCCAGATACCTGTGATGATTCTGCCTGTTTCAAGGTCTTCGGTTTCGCCGTTGGTGTAGTAGGCAACCTGAACCCTGCCGTTGTGCTGTATCCAGTAGAAACCTTCTTTCATAAGGATTGTCCTCTGCAAGCTCTGACAGAACTCTTCAAGGCGACATTATCTAATCTGTAAGCCGGAATCCAGGCTTGCTGTGCGCTACATAATCTACATCAGGGCTGGACAAAGAAATGCATGATTGGGTGTGATGCCGGGTGCCTCCCGGTGACGCTGCGCCAGACCACAGAATCGCGCTACTCACTTGCCATGTCTAGTCGCCCCGCCGCATAGGGGGATTCATCACAGGCACAGCCTAGTCTTCTTCCTGCCATAAAGCTATTTATATCTGTATATATATTCAGTATGAACAAAAAGACCAACGCTGCTCTGCTGACATAGGTCATGTAAAACAAAAAGGCCGCCAATCGGCAGCCTTAGAAATCTGTGGTAATGAGACCGTAGTGCCGGGTGCCTCCCGGTGACTCTATGCTAGACCATAGAATCGCGTCATTCACCTCCAAGTCTAGTCGCCCCGCCGCATAGGGGGATTCACCACAGGCGCAGCCTAATCGCCTTCCTTCAATAAAGCTAACTTTATCTGTTTATTTATTCAATACGAACAAAAAAAGGCCGACGGTGTTATGTAGGCCAGAATCATGTAAAACAAAAAGGCCGCCAATCGGCAGCCTTAGAAATAGATGATACTGAGGTTGTGGTGCCGGGTGCCTCCCGGTGACCCTGCGCTAGACCACAGAACCGCGTTCTACAACCCGACTCGTTTTGCCTAGCCGCCCCACCGCTGAGGGGGATTCACCACCCGCGCACTGTACGTGGCTTGCATCTTAAAAGATACATATCATTTACTATTTATTAATAATAAAAAACCCCGCCGGAGCGAGGTTTCGTAATGTGTTTGATAAAGGCTTTTTGTCGCGGCCATCGTGGCGCAGCTCTGCCAAGCATGAATGAATTATTCATCTTTCTGGCCCGTTTTCAACATAAAATGAAATGTTTTTTAACAGACCTCTCAGTTTTGCTCTGTATTCATCTGCCGGCGCACGGCCAGAAACACCTTCGCCTGGAAGATTTCAAGGCACCAGCGTACGCGCTTACGCGCTTCGCCGTCAGTTAGCCAGGGAGCCACGTGCTGCAGTTCCCGGGTGATGTCGGAGATCTTCTTCCGGGTGGTATAGAACTGCAGGCCAACCAGATACACCGGGTCGTGCAGGTCGAAAGTGTTCAACATGACCTGCTCGATGAAGTCAGCATCATCACGGCGCTCGCTCTCTTCAATTAGCTCAGACAGGGTTACCGGCCAAAGGATGGACCGGGCACGTAGTGCTGCCTGAACGCCACGGAATCCTTCCTCCCTTGCCTGCCCCAGCGCCTCAGTAATGCGCGTAAGCTGAGTGTCTGACCACTCTGATTGCTTTACCTCAGACCAGAACTGGCTGCAATTCTCAAGACGGTATTGCGCGCGGGTTTTACCGCCGACGCATTCGCCCCAGACCGTCAGCAAGGATTTAATCCAGGCTGACTGAACACTCTTCAGGGGCGTGAACTTCCCGAGGTAACTTTTTCTCGGTGCTGCAGCTGCTTTACCCAGACCTTCGATATGAATGCGGCGTTGACGTGGTGTCATCCTGTACTGCTCCTTAAGCCAGAACGCCGAGCGCAAAGGCCCGGTCCAGCACTCTGATTATCATTTCCGGCTGGGTGCCGTGCTTACGCTCGAATTTCACCGGATCGTTATGTAGTTCGGTATGGTGCTGACGGCACAGGGGGATCACGAGACTATCGTGCGCCTTCGTTCCCATGCCTCCCTGGCCCCAGCCGATTAGATGGTGTGGATCATCAGAAGGCCTGCCGCAGCACTCGCAAGGCTGCGTCTTAACCCATGCCAGATATTTGGGTTTGTCCCAGCGGGTCCGCTTTGGCCGCTTCATCAGGGTCTGCGGGGATTCGGGATCCACAAGTACGCCCACGATTGGCTTAATGGCTGGTGGTGCGCCTGCAGATGCTGCAGATAAAACGAGGGACTTCTCGGCGATGATGCTGGTGGCAGGCACCGCGGGTACGATCTCGCTCTCGCGATAAGTTTCTTTCGATGCTGGCAGGCGTAAAGCTTCACGGGCAACCGACTCTGGCAGCGCATCAGTTACGCCGGCACGAACTGCCCACCAGCACAACTCAGGCAGGGATATCTCGCGGGTCTTATCGATCGCCAGCGCCGACCGGGCAGTGTCCAGCACCCAGTCGATGACGTTCTGACGCGCCAGCTCCGCCAGGCGCTCGGTGAATTGTTCGCGCAGCTGGTTGTCGCAGTGGCCACAAAGAAGAATCGCGCCGGGCTCATGCCGCATGGTAGTCAGTTCGTGATAGTGGTAGTCGCTGTGCTGGTACTGGCATGTGCCGCCGCCGTGGCGCAGCAACCAGTATTCCAGGCCAGCCAGCCCACCAGCTGCGGTGATCACCTTTTCGTGGAGGAAGAACGGACGCAGCGCCGGGTTGGCCGCCAGCGGCTGGCGAAGATCAGGCACCAGCCCGGTCTCAAAGCTTGCCATACTGGCAGGCTGGCTCTCCACCAGCACGCGCCCTGAAATGAACATGGGCATCAGTTCGCTGCCGGGTTTCAGCAGCACTACGCCGAGCTCTCGGGCAATGACCGGTTTCAGCAATGCGCGCATTAGTCGATCTCCCCGATAATAATCTGCCCTTCTTCGCCCCAGCGCTTCGTCACGCGAGAATCCCAGATATGGGCGTCATCCGCATAGATGGCATCCATCAGGGCTTTTTCTAGGTTGTCTTTGTCGGGCTTCTGCTGATGGGGTTTCCCCGTCATCTCCTGGCGCTTCTTCTTGCTCCAGCTCGGGGGCATAGGGAGGATAAACGTAATATGAGCACCGGCTTCCGGTAGCTCGACGCCCAGTAGCCGAACGTGATCGCAGAACGCACGGTACCGGAGAACCTCCGGCCGCTTTTTCCACTTATCAGCGCGCGTCATCCTGGGTTTGCCCATCGGGGTGATGTTGTAGGTTTTCACGCTTCCCTCCAGAGCTTTTGCTGGAAGGTTTTATCCTGACGTGGGGCTCTGTTGGCCTCAGGCAGATAAGCGGTGAGCGTCCAGTGGATGAGATCGAAATCAAGGCTGCGCACAGTCCGTACGTCATTGGCGCGATAGCGGGCCTCAAGTTCGTCCACTTCTTTCGAGGTGAGTTGCGTGTGAATGAAGTTAGTTTTCTTCATGCCGCCACCTGGTAGCGCGCAGGCAAAAAGAAATCGCTGGCCCCGGAAGAGGTCAGTTGAAGTGTTTGCTTAAGTGTCTGTTTGATTGGTTTTTGCGCCATGGTCTCTCTCCAGTGGCGCAGCAGGTATAGGTTGTTCAGGCCTATGACGGGAGTTTAACAGAATTAAGCGAAACGCGGTAACCTGCCCGCTCCAGCATCTGCGTAAAGAGAGTTGGCGACCCTACAATCTCATCATCCAGAAGCGGCGTAAACGACACCTCATCACCTCGCCTGTACATCAGCGCGCGATCAAATTCAGGAAATGAGTGCAGTCGTGCAACGATAACCCCATCGTGACATCTGATGACTGCATAACCCTTTTTTGGAAATTCTTCTTTTTGCTTCACCAAACCTCCCCTTCCACCCAGGAAACTAATTACATGCTGAATTAATAAAACCAGTCGTCAGCGCTTTCCCAGGTCTGCTGGAGGATCTCTTCTACCTTCTTCTTCGCGTCCTTTTCACCGCCCAGAACACTTAACCCGTCTGAGCCTGCTCGTCGTATAACCAGGGTGCAATCGCCTACCTGATCCTGCAGTCGTGTTAACAGTTCTTTTTCCAGAGCCGGGACAGCGCCCTTAGGAAGTTCTTTAGTTCTATCAATGCTTAACTCAACTTTCATAATAGCCTCCACTGCATTCACTGTATGAATATACAGTATACCCGTAGGCTGTTTTGATCAATGCCTTAGACGCACAAAATGCTCAGAGGTACTATAGAAAGTGAGTGCCTAACCCCGCTTGCCGCTGGGTTGGCAAAGCGCTCGTTTCAGTCTGAATTTTAAATTTGCAAGTAATTGGCTTTGATTGTACGTTAGTAATAAAATTATATTATAATTCATAAAGTTAACAAAATGATGGTGTAGTTCGATGATATCAGTCTAAAAACTAAAACCATAGATTCCGCCACGCTCTAACGAAATGAAACTTACTGGAGACGGCGAAAAATAACTTCCGTTTTGTGCCATGAGCAGAAATTCCTAATGTCATTCCGAGTTAGTTAACGGGGAGCGGGTCAGGAGTGTGACATCATTGTTAGTAGCGCTCATTACTTGTCCCTTGCGTTTGTCATTAGTTCAGTTCTGAATCAAGCAATATCGTGTAAGAGGTTAAGGTTCAACCGTACAAAACGCACACTAAGAGATAAATGAATCTCTGAAAAACCCTTTAATAACAACGGCATCCATTAAAAGCTTTGAAAATCATGTAATCAGGATTAACCTTCCTGATGCTTAATCTTATCGTGGTAACATTGGAGGAAAGGTTAGCCATGGAGGCGAAAGACTTACTGCAACGTAACTGATAGACAATCAAAATCATGGTAAAATTTGGGAATTAGCCATTCAACGTTCCATCGTAAAAAAGGTTATGTTATGAAATTCACCATAAAAAACATTGGATTAATAGATTTTGCCGAGATTAACATCATGGACATCACATGTGTTTGCGGCATGAATAATACAGGGAAAACTTACGTAACTTATGCAATTTATGGTTTCTTATCTGATTTTGCTAATTTAAGCCGTTCAGTAATTATAAAAAGACTGTTAAATACAGGTATAAATGAAGGGTCTATAGATTTAGAGAAGGTTTTCTCTGGTGGAGTTCAGGGATTTCTTAATGATATGACTTCCATATACATGGAAGCTTTACCCGATGTTTTTGGTTCTAGAAATATCATAACAGGGAATAGCGAACTTTCTGTTGAAATGATTGATGTGGATTTTGACTACACATCATTTGAAATGCAGAGACTTGTTAGCCCTAGATCTCGAACTAAGGATGGGGGTGTCAATATTGTTAAATTCCCTGGTTCTAGCATAATTGAGTTTGTGGTGGAGTCTACAATTAATGAAAAGCTTGAAATAAGGAGTTTTGCAGCATTCATAGTAGAATCTTTAATTGAGAATGTTATATCAAAGCTATTCCCTACAGTGTATGTAGCAAGCGCTGAAAGGACTGGCGCTGCCATATTCAGAGATGAATTGGATTTTGCAAAACTTAGGCTTTTTGATTTATTGAAAAACAAGAATGAAAAAAAAGACATAAGCGATGCATTAATGATGGAGGCATTTGGAGGGAACTATAGTTATGCATGGCCTATAGAGCACAATGTAGATTTTGTAAGGAAGATAGAGAGTATACATAAAGACTCTAGCGAGTTATGCAATTTACATCCTGAAATATATGAGAAGTTTGAGAACATTATCGGGGGTAGTTATAAAGTTGTAAAAGATGTTCTTGTCTATCAGTCTAACAGTAGTGGTAAGCCTAGGTTTGCCATGAGTGAGTCATCCAGTTCAGTTAGAGCTCTGTTAGATATCGGTTTTTATATCAGATGCAAGCTGAAGCGTGGTGATATTCTGATGATAGATGAACCTGAGCTAAACCTACATCCCAAGAACCAAAGATTATTGGCTCGACTTCTCGCATCTTTAGTTAATTGCGGCGTTAAGGTTTTCATAACTACCCATAGTGATTACATAATTAAGGAGCTAAATATATTAATGATGATGAACTCCAGTCCCCAATCTGACGTGGTTGCAATAAAATACGGTTACTCTCGAGATGAGTTTGTGGATTTTAACTCTATATCAGTATATGTAACAGAAAAGAAAAAAGTATCAAGAAAAACGATAAATACAATCAGCAAGGCAAAGATTACAAGAGAACTCGGAATTGAGCTACCCACTTTTGATAACAGCATTGTAGAGATGGCAGACATTCAATCTGATCTATTCTTTGGGGTGGGTGATGCTTTCTGAAAATTTAAGTCATATGTTACAGCGTATATCTTGCTCTGTTTATAATGGTAAAAGTTGCAATGATTTTAACATAGATGAAGATGATGTATCTTCAACTATAAAAAGAATTACTTTTGCCGATGTTAATAGGGGAGTTGACAAGGACTGGTTTACTTTTGATCCTGATAGAGGACGTAACGGTTCAGTGATTACGCATATCCTAACCACTTCGGTTAATAGTAATATTGTGGTTGGAAAGAAAATAGAGAATCTCTATCATCATAAAGCATGTGATAATATTATGATTATAAACCAAGGTGGCGAACTTCATGTAATTTACTTTGAAGTGAAGTGTGGTGCCACCGGCTATAGTTTTCAATACAAAAGCTCTCAATGCTTTGTACGATACATTGTAGATATATGCAACTTAATTGGCGACGTAAAATTTAAAATAAGTAAAGAACGATTCATTTTGTTCCACGCCGTTCCCGCTTTAGCAAAGAAGTCAGTATCATTTGCATCAGAGATAGAAAGCATTAAAAAATCAAAACCGGACAGTCCGCATAAAATCTACATATCTTCAGCAACCAAATCAATCAACTTTAGCTCCATATACGCGTGAGATCAGAACAAGCATATGAGGGTTGAGGGCCAACCGCACGAAAACGTACGGTTGGCTGCCCTTCTCCTCAATGATTAATACACCGCGATGTTAGTAATGCCTTCATCAGCAACGGGAGGGGACTCCCATGAAGAAGCATTTTACCGACGAACAGATCATCAGTATTCTCCGCGAGGCAGAAGCCGGGGGTTCTGCCCGGGAACTCTGCCTCATGCATGCTATTTCAGACGCTACCTTTTGCACATGAAGTAAGAAGTTTGACGGAATGGAAGTAGGTGTACTGGACGCTGTTACGGGAGCGTGTTATCACCCCATCATCACTCAGTTCGCGCAACAGCTTGCCCGCTGTTGCACCTGACATATCCAGCGCTTCGGAGACGTCGTCAACGGCGCAATTCGGTTGGTAGCGCACAAAAACTGCCACCTGCTCTTTCTGGGTTAATGGTTTGGTCATTGGTCATCACTCGATTTAGTTGGTTAAACCTGCCGCTTTGCGGCGCTTGTACTCTTCCATCAGCAGTTGTGCCGGAGTTGGCCCTGCCGGGTGCTGCGGTGCTGCAAGCTGGCGGCGAATCGGCGGTACCGAAAGGCCGTTACTGACGTGCCTGCTCCATTTTGTTAACAGCTTCTCTGCCAGTTTTTTCAGTTCCCCCTCTGTCATCTGGCGCTCCACGCCCGTTCTGCGTATCTCAATGCAGATGTGGTACAGCACCGGCTGCGGCCAAGGATACTTATCACTACCTGAGTACCGGTAGGACTCGTTACGCCAGCGGCGATACTCACCCATTACACTATCGGACGTCAGGCCGAAGTGGTTGGCGCCGCTCTCTGAAACGAGCGATACAAATTCAGCGAGATCAGGCGGCCATGTGTTTCCACCTGCACAGCGCTCCATGCACTGCTGGCAGACCAGCCTGATTTGCTTTTCAGTCATCGAACCTATCTGGGCGATCCAGAGCGCCGAAGGCTCCGCCCCATTCTTCTGCGTCCACCGGTTCGAGAATATTTCCCCCATGACCTGCCACAGGCGCCAGGCCGTTTCCGTTGCCATCAAGTCCATTGCGGCGTCTCCACTCTGCGTGGGCTGACTGAATCTGCTGAACAGCCCTGGATGCTGTAGGCTCTCCCCGAACTCCTGCATTGTCCTTACCTCCGGTTTCCGGTTGTTTTTTCGATCTCACCAGCACGATGTGCCGGGCGAATTTCTGTTCCCACTGAACCTGGGTGAAAATCTTCCCCTCTGACTCCCAGTACGACGCGAACTCAGCGAGCTCTGTGACAAGGTAATCGGGGTCAGGCAAAGCTATTCCCCACATCGCCGCGCGCTGGCGAAAATCCCTGCTTGGCAACCAGGCGGCTGTCATCGTGAATTTGCCGATTGGTTCATCCAGTCCGTCAACGTATCGCGGAGCAACGGGTTCATCTGGTAAACCAACAACCTCAGAATTTTCATTCGCGCCCGCGTTAAGAGAGGGGTTTAAGATCTGTTTACTGCTTACTGCTTTCTGGATACCTGATGGCAAAGGGCAAGCCTTATCCTTAGGAAAAGGCATAGCCTTGTCGTATGCCTTGCCCATAGACTCAGACACCCCATAACACGCGGCCTGTAGCGCCGCCCATGCCTCCCATTTCAGCTCACACTCGGGCAATAATTCGAAGGCCCGCGCCCATGATTTGATCACATTCACTGAAGCTGGCGGGTTATGTGCCGCAGCCTTAGGAAGCCAAAAGACTCTGGCTTTCAGGTCGGCTTTAACCATGCCTAAAGCTAAGCCTTCGCCTAAGGCAGAGTCGAAGGCTTCCAATTCCCACCCCAGCTCTTCAGCCAGCGCCGCTCGACCACCTTTGAACAACCCAGGGATAATCCCGGTGAACGGGCTGGTCAGCAGATAAATAAACAGGCTTTGCCCGCTGGGCGGCAAAGGGGACAACGCGCGAAACTTTGGATCATCCCACATGGTGATCTTTACCTTGCGGTAAGGCTCATTCGTAGCCTTACTTTTAGGCATCGCCTTAGGCAAAGGATTAGACATATCTCACCTCGCGGTTAATGGTCGTAGAACTCATTGGTCAAAACTCGATTACGTAAAAAGTGGTGCCAGCGCCTGCAGGTGAGCTATCACCACACCGGCCAGCTCTCCCGGTAGCAGCGCTGCATTGGCGAGAAGGTTTTCAAAACCCTCTTTCGCCTGCTTCTTGGTTGGTAAGCCCAGTAACTTCGCCTGGTGATGCTCGCCGCACTCTTTTATTGCGTCAGCCACCAGCTCGATGTCGGTTTTACCCTGGCGGAGACCATGTTTTCTGGCGATCTCAATCGGCATTGCTACGCTGATCGCATTCGCGAGTTGCATGACATAAGCCGTGTACTTGCTGGAATTGGTTTCGTTTTTCAGGTAGCGATAAAGATTCTGTTTGTTCACAGTGATCCCACGCCCACCCTCTTTTGCCCACTGCTCAGCCACCAGCTGCGTAACAACGTCCTGCGACTGGCCGGGCAGAGTAAGCTCCCATTCACGAACGGCTGTCAGGATCGCCTGGCGCCGTAGGTTGTCTCTGCGGCGAGGTTCATAATGATTTTCCGATTTCAGCGAAGCGGGTTTCTGTCGGTTAAGATGTTCAAACGCTACTGTTTGCATGCTCATCACCTTGTTCATCACTTTTTGGCGGGAAAACACTATCCAGTGTGCATTCGGCGCCCAGTTGATTGAATTTCTCAACGATGAGCCTGCAATCGTTGAGAGTTGGCTTTCTCGTTCCATTTTCGTAATTCGAAATACGCGACTGACGCCAGCCAAACATTGAAGCCAGTTGGTCTTGGGTGAGCCCGAGGGATTGCCTCGTCTTTGCGATGTTGTTCATTGCTACCTCGATATGAATGCGATGAGGGAATTAAACACGCTGCGTGTTTGATTGTCAACACCGTTTGTTTTTTGAGTGATAACACGCAACGTGGTAAAACGTCTTTATGAACATGAATGATCAGATTGCCGCCCGGTTAAAACGGGCCAGAGAGCAAAAAGGTATTTCGCAGAAGGCGCTTGCGGAGTTATGCGGGTGGGCGCAGTCGCGTGTTGGAAATTACGAATCAGGCAGCAGAACAATAGGTATTGATGACGCCATTACCCTCGCTAAGGCTCTAAAGATAGCGCCAGCAGACCTGGTTTTCGGTGCTGATTCGACAGAGTCCTGGATAACAGCACGCCATCGCCATCTTATTGAGCTTTTTGATCAGCTGCCAGAAAGTGAGCAGGATCGAATGATTGATTTGTTCGAGGTACGGCTTAAAGAGATTGATGATTACGTACAGAAGTATCTCCGCGGACGCTTTAAAGCATCCGATAACTAATTTTTTTTTCTCCCCCTCTTAATCACCAAGCCAGCCATAGCGCTGGTTTTTTTATTGCCCATAATTCGTAATTCGCATTTTTTTGCCTAAAGCAAACACGTCTCGTGTTGACAATAAAACACCAAATGGGTTTTACTATATCCACACCAAGCAGCAAGTAAGTCATCCAGGCAGGACGCCCACGTAGTAGCTGCCGGCGGCATATGAAACGCCGGATGAGATGACCAAAATTAATGCGCAGCAGGCTTTACCGTTCCGTCGGCCAGACGTAAATGGCAACAAGGAGATAACCATGATCGACTACGCACGTATCCCAGTTAAACAGCAGGCTATTCGTCTCAACATCGTTGAAGTCCTGATCCGCAAGTTCTGCTACTTCATGGTGCAGAAAGGCAACCCAGAGCTCAACGCATGACCTCGTTCTTCGCCTTAATCGTTACCGTCTGCGCCCTCACCGGGGAATGCTCAGACATCATGCTCGGCGTTTATAACACCGAGGCGGTTTGTGAAGCAGCTGCCGCAGATCAGCACGTGAAAGGACAGTGTTACCCGTACAAACCGGCTGACGACCAACAGCCAGCGTTACATTTTTAATCGAGTTTCGACCAATGGCTGTTGCCAGCCTGATGCCAGGTGCACATGGCATCGTGATGGTAATCCCGCCATCAATACCAAACAGGAGACGAAGACCTGTTCTGGTTAAATTGGAAAAGTTCTTTTTGCCCGTCACCCGCGGCGGGCCTTTTTTCCGGAGGATTTATGTCAGCGAACGAACTGGCATTGCGATATAGCACCGCACCGGCAGAGGAGTTAATCGGCATCCTGCCTGTTCTTGAAGTTAAAGAAGCTCTGCGCGGTGAAGTTGAAGAAGACGTTATGGATGAAGTCTGGCAGGAGCACCAGTTTGAAATGGAGGCTGTTGAGGAGCAGACCGAGGAAGCGAACCGCCTGGCGCAGAAGTTTGAACTGGTAGCGGAGACGTTCGGAACGGCGATTAAGCTGGCACTGACCCTTCCATACGGCGAAGCGATTCAGATTCTGCAGGATGCTATTGAAGATAATCCTGGCTACGGCCGGGATCCGGTGAAGGGATAGACCATGGAATTTGGAATGAAACGAGTGATGGCATCTGTCCAGGCTGTTGCGGTTCTGGAAAGAATCTACTGCGGCAAGCCTGTACCCCTCGCCACGCTGAGTAAAGAATCGAAGCTCTCGGTTTCCTACCTGGAGCAAATTTTTAAGCGGCTGCGCAGCGGCAAGCTGGTCACCTCACACAGAGGACCGGGCGGCGGATATAGCCTTCGTGAAGGTGATATCTCAGTTTCAGCAGTCATCCGCGCAGTCAGCAAGATCCCGTCGAATACCACGTTCGACCCGGTGCTTGATGCACTTGATGGAGTACTTATCTCTCAGCTGGCCAATAAGCCCGGCACCCAATAAGCACAAAACCCGCGCAAGGCGGGTTAAGTACCCGGTCAGCCGACCAAAGCTTTCCGGAATCGAGTTTTGACCAATGACCACTACCTAAGCAGCGCTCATTAGCTGTTGGGTATCTTACACCCAAACGAGGCTCCAAGATGGAATTTTTTAATCATATTAAAGCGACCCAGAAATCAGGCAAACCTGACGCCGTCTACTGGGGGACATTTAAAACAGAAGCCCGCGCCAATCTTGCGCTGGATGTTGCACTCGAAGATGCAGAAATTGAAACTGGCCGCGGGAAAGACTACCTCAAGCCGATCCGTACAGACATGCCGGTTGTGGATGATCTGCCTGAAGAAGGTGTCGTTTGCTTTGAGTTCTGTAAGCGCTACACCCTGGCCGACGACCAGCGCACCTGGAAGGTGATCCCCGATGCCTCAACTCAGGGTGAAACCACCCCCACCCCGGTGGTGACCTGCGATGCAGATCTGCATGCCGCGCCTGTAACCTCTACTCACACCGCAGTCGCCGACAACACCTCCCTGCTTGAAAATCGCACCCCGGCTGTCCGTTTCGCCGTCCATCTGCTGGGTGACAAATACCTTTCGGAGATCAGCCAGGAGCAGCAAATCGTTGCCAACGAACTGGCGACCGATGAGGAGAATGCCTACTTCCAGAATCTGCTGCAGGCCAAAAATGACGTTGCTGATATTGGTGAACTCAGCCTGCATGCCGAGTGGAAACTGGTGCAGGCCGTCAAAGAGGTCTTCCCGCTGGACAAAGAACACGAATACGCGCTGTTTGCCGCCTTCATGGATGGCTGGATTAAGGCCGAAGACCGCAGCCAGCTGGTTGAGGACTGGAAGAGTGGCAAGCTTCCTGCCAAGGATGAGAAGCCAAAACCTCTGTATGAGTATGGCCTGAAGATCAGCGAACACGACGATGGTGGTGCCCACTACCCCGTTTGCAAAATGCCTTTCCGCAAACAGCTGCTGGCCCAACTTACGGTGGACGAACTGCGCCATCACATCACCCGCAGCGAGAATGCAGAACTCTACGCACTGGAAATGGATACCGACAATGGCTACGTCCAGGATCTTCTGCTCGTCGCTGAAAACTTCCCGGAAGTTAAGGCTTTTGATACCAAAGACCTTTGGCGCTATACGAGTGCCATTCGCAAAGTGTTCAGCAAGGATAAACGCCATGAGCTGGGCCTGCTGCTGCAGTTCACTAAAGGCTGGGTAGCCACGCCATATATCGACCGCGGGATCCTGACGCGTGAATGGGCCGCTGGCAACCGCATCAATCACGTGCAGCGCACCGACGCTGGCACCAATGCCGACGGCGGGTATGTAACTGATCGCGGTGAAGGCGCGCATCACACTCTGGAAACCCTCGATCTGGAGATCGCCAGCGCCCTGCTGCCAATGGACTTCAACTATCGGGAAATCCCGGGCAGCATCGCCCGCCGCGCCAAGGAAATCATCGAGAAAAAAGAAGAACCATGGAAATCGTGGAGCAAAATTCTGCGCAACCAGCCCGGCATTCTGGCAGTGAACCGCACAGCCATCTTCAACCTGGTGCGCATCGCGCCGGAGAACATTCATCTGACGCCTGCGGCTCACCTTGAGTTCGTGAACCAGACAATGACGGCTGAGTTTAACGCTGCAACCGAACTGCTGCCGATCCCTGCAGCCTCCGCCGCTCTGGTTACGAATGAAATAACCACCAATCCTGCAGATGAAAAATCTTCTCGAGCCCCCCTCTGCACTCACGAGGAAAACCTGAAACGCGTATGTGAAGAGGGCGCACGCCGTCGTTCGGATGAGGCCAGCAGTCAGCCGCAGGCCGCGAACCTCGGCGGAGGCGTATTCGCCATTGATGGTCTGATGAACGAAAAACAACCAGAAAATGATGACCGTTCACCGGTTAATAAGGAGACCACCAGCGATGTGCAGATGGAAGAGACTGACCCGGCGGAAGGAAAAACTGGTAACCCGATTCAACCAGGCGAAAGCGCTGATGCAGCTGATCCGCAAACAAATGCTGTAGCTGAAACTATCTGCGACGGCTGTAGTGGCTGCCCGGACTGTGGCACCGTGGCTGGAGACGCAACCTATGCGGCGATGGAAGCGGGCCTGAAAGAAGAGCTGGAAGAGCTCGAGCCTGATTCCGCAAATTCGGAAACTATGTTCACACACCTGATGGTGGATCTCGAGACGATGGGCAAAAAGCCGGGCGCGCCGATCGTTTCAATCGGGGCCGTATTCTTTGACCCGTCCAGTGGGAAAACCGGCGCTGAATTTTACCAGGTGATTAACCTCGAATCGTCGATGTCCTTCGGAGCCAGGCCGGACGCCAGCACCATCCTCTGGTGGCTGAAGCAATCGCCTGAAGCACGATCTGCAATTGTGGTGGATGATACGGTCGGTCTGGTGGAAGCGCTTGAGCAGTTCCTCGACTTCCTTGCTGAAAACGCGGCTAACGGTTCGAAGACAGTTCAGCTCTGGGGGAATGGTAGTTCGTTTGATTGTTCTCTTCTGGAAGCAGCTTTCGAACTGGCCGACACGCCCTTCCCGATCCCGCACTGGAACTATCGGGATGTGCGTACCGTCGTCGAACTGGGCAAAGCTGTTGGGTTGAACTCGCGCTACGACATCCCTTTTGAAGGCAATCAACACAATGCCTTGGCCGACGCCCGCCACCAGGTCAAATACGTATCAGCTATCTGGCAGCGCCTGACAGCAATCTGATTTCAGTTTTTCAGCCAATGGCCCGTTTCTGGGTCATTATGAGGTAAAGCATATGATCCAGATGTTAACTCTCGAAGAATGGGCCGCTGAAAAATACAGAAGCAACCCTCCAAGCGTGTCGACACTTCGACGATATGCAAAACAGAATCAGTTCTCTCCACCAGCAATGAAGCAGGGCCGCTTATGGCGTGTTCGTGAAGATGCTGAACTGGTAGGTGAACTGACCGCGCCGGTAGTTAAGAAGAACGATTCCATTTTGCTGCAAAGGATTTTGAACGATGGCTGCCAGACCACGTAAAAACAATGTATCTGTTCCGAATCTTTACCCTCTCTACAGCAGGAAGGTGAATAAGGTTTACTGGCGTTATAAGCATCCAATCACTGGCAAATTCCATGCGTTAGGCACTGATGAGGCCGAAGCTGTAGCGATCGCCACGGAAGCAAACGAGCGCCTGGCAGAACAGAGGACCCGGCAAATTTTGGCGATCAGTGACAGGATCGCCACCAGCAAAGGTAAAGCGATCACGGTATCAACATGGCTCGACCGATACTGGAAAATTCAGGAAGAGCGTCTGGCGACGGGCGATATCAAGCTGAACACGTTCAAACAGAAAAGCAAGCCGGTTTCGTTGTTGCGAGAGCGTGTCGGAATGAAGTTGCTGCCATCAGTGGATGTCCGCGATATCGCCCAATTGCTCGATGAGTACGTCACAGCCGGTCAGCCGCGAATGGCCCAAGTAGTTCGCACAGTGTTGGTTGATATTTTTAAAGAAGCGCAGCATGCGGGTGAGGTACCTCCGGGTTACGATCCTGCCTCAGCGACCAAAAAACCCCGCCGAAAAATCACCCGCCAGCGCCTGAGTCTGGAGGAATGGCAGCGGATTTTCGATATTGCAGACAGCACCCATCAATATATGGGGAATGCAATGCTGCTGGCATTGGTGACAGGCCAGCGCCTAGGTGATATTTCCAATATGAAATTTAGCGATGTCTGGGATGATCACCTGCACGTACTTCAGGAAAAGACAGGGAGCAAAATTGCCATCCCTCTCTCGCTTCGCCTCAACGCAATAAACTGGAGTTTGCGGGATATAATTTCTCGTTGCAGGGATTATGCCGTCAGCCCTTATCTGGTTCATTTTTTCAGAGCCACCTCTCAAGCGGAACGTGGCTCGCAGGTTAGATCCAATACGCTGACAACAAATTTCAGCAAGGCCCGTGACAAAGCAGAGATTCCACTGGAAGAAGGAAAGACGCCGTCTACTTTTCACGAGCAACGTTCTTTAGCGGAAAGATTATATAAAGCGCAGGGTGTGAACACGAAAGAGCTTCTTGGGCATAGGTCCCAGCAGCAGACTGATGGCTATCATGATGACCGAGGGAAGGATTGGACGACAATCGCGATATAG